TTAAAGATTATTTGCCTTACGGTAAATATGGTAGTGATAATATTCCTTGTATGGGACGAAATGTAAAATTTGTGTCTTGTACACACACTTATGGGTGTCAATTAACAAATGAACCTGTGAGAAATTGCAAGACTACAAAGGCCGGTAATATGAGTGTAGAAACTTATATGCCGCAAAACTTTGAACCAGCACAAGGAGATTGTGGTTCCGTTATTATTAGTCCTATTATCAGTGTTATAGCTGGTTTTCATATGGGATTTTTACGGAAATTGGGAAAAGGAGCTTTTCAACGTGTTTACAGAAGCGATTTAGATAACGCTAAAGCATTTTTTGAAAAGACCAACTTTGTTCCACATAGTATTGGTGAATTACATAAAGGAAATATTGAGTTATCATTAGAGTGCGAAAATGCAACTCATTTGACTTCTCAAATTGATCCTTCAGTAAATTTACCATTAGATAAACATAATTTATGTGTTTATGGAGCAAACCCACTGGCCAAGTTTAGTGCTAGAAATCATTATAGGGATCATCCTTATAAATCTAGCGTAGAAGCTGTTTTTGGACCGGAGAAATATTCTCCACCATTTAAAATTAATAGTTCACATCATAAGCGTAAAGCTCTTACAAAATTAGCAAGTCCTAATCAGGATTTTGTTAAGCAAGATGTTATATACGCTTCAGAAGATTATCTTAAACCGATTTTTGATTTTATTGATAACATGACTTCAGAAGAAAAAGCCAAATATGGAAGAGTATTGAGTGATCAAGAAACTCTTGATGGCGTTCCTGGAGAATGTTTGAATGGAATCAACAATCATACATCAGTTGGCTTTCCTTATAAAGGGAAAAAGTCAAAATATTTATTGATGGAAGAAGATGATCCAAATGTGCCTATTATGCCTCGAACATTACAACCTTATAATGGTGTTGATATGACAGAGGAAGTAACCAACTTAAGGAAACGTTATGCAAGTAATGAATCTGGCGGTTGTGTTTTTAAGGCTTCAATGAAAACTAATGAACTTTTACCAAATCATAAGATTAAAGGAAGAGTTTTTATGGGATGTAATTTCCCGTTTTTATTAGTTGTTCGCCAATATCTATGTGGTATTATCCAGTTAATGGGTGATAACCGATTTTTATTTGAGATGGGAAAAGGTATTGACATGAATGGAATTGATGCACACTATTTACGTGAGCATTTAGCTGAGTATTCTACAGACAATGTAATTGCTTTAGATTATTCGGCTTTTGACCAAACAATGTCAGCCCAAGTATCAACTCAAGCTTCATATATTATTATTAAAATAATGGAGCGCCTCGGTATGAGCGACGACGCTATTACCATTGCCAAAGGAGCATTAACGGATATGAACTATCCTAATATTCTTTTTGATGGATCTATTATTTCTTTAGGAAATAGTAATCCATCTGGACAACCTTTAACAACAGA